CACTAATATAAATCTCTCCTTGAGATACTAGACCCCAAGGCGAAAGATCTTTCATTGACTTCACACCAAGAATACGATTGATTCTGCCAGCAAGATATGGAATATCATACATCTGGGAGTTCCAACCAGTAATTACTTCTGGAAGATTCTTTCTCCAATATGCTAAGAATGAAGAAAGTAGAATAGTTTCATTTTGACAATAGATATAATTTACGTTTGGATCTTTGTTTACAAAAGGTCTTGAACCAAAGGTTGTGACCTTCTTAGTTGCATAATCCTGTAAACTAATCAATAATAATTCTTCTGCAACATTCTCTACATCAGGGAAACCACCCTCTGCAGCGACCTCAATATCAATTGTTACAAGACGAATCTTTTTGATATCAAAGTTTATATGATCTTCGGGATACTTTTCTGAGATGTATTGATAAACATATCGATCATTGCCATATATTTTAAAGTTCTCAACCTCATCATACTTCTTATAAAACTCACGACAATCTCTCACGAAGCCTGGTTGAATTGGTTCAACAGACTCACCCTCTAGTGTCTTGTATTTTGTTTTTCTTTTAGACGGAACGAATAAAGTTGGTTTCCATTCTTCTCGATGTGTGATGTGCTTTCCATTCTCATATCCACGAATCAGAAACTGATTACCTATGAGTTGTATATTGGTGTAAAATTTCACGAAGTCACTTTAGAATACTGATCGAAAATTAATGGGCTAGGAGTGACAAGAGTTATGATCTTATCAGAACTAATCATTATCTCATTTTGTTCAGTATAATCTTCCATCCACTTATGTAAATCACTACCTTCAATTTTGTAAGGTTTTGTTAATTTACAATTTGGATCTCCAATCTCAGAAGCAACCTCCTCGATTTCTGATACTACTATTTCCTGATTAGATAACAACAGGACTTTGATCACTTTCTCCGTTTCCATTTAATCTCTCCTGATAAAGTTTTTTTAAATTTTCTACTGGTTCAACGATTGTGATTACCCAATCAGCAGAACATGGTATTTTCTTTTCTGCTGCAAGAGGAACCCAAGGATAAAAAGTAATTCCTACTTTAGAATTAAATTCTTTTGTTGTACCATGTTCTCCTTCAACACCATTCTCTTCACTTAAGACAACAGGTTTCTCTGGTGAATACATTTTCACGATTAAAGGATCATGAAAAAAATATCCAACAACATCTTGTTCAGATTTAATCTCTTTTACGTCAGCGATAATATCTTCGCCTGACTTGAGCATTACTAGTTTGACAGTCATTTAATACTTTCTATGTTTACATTATAAAAGACCACTCAACAAAAGTCAAGTGGTCTTAAATCTATTGTGATTTATTTATAGGTAGTCTTTGCGTGTGTGATGTTCTGGAACTACTTTACCCAACTTGACGGTAAGGAGTCCATCTTCCAATGACACATCCCTGACCTCATAATCATCTGCAAGTGTCCAGGCTCTGTTGAAAGATCTTTGAGCCAATCCTTGATGGAAATACTCGGATCCTTCCTCTTTATCTTTTTTCTTTCCTTCAACGAATAATTTTCCATATTCAGTGTAGACATTAACTTCCTCCTTTTTGAATCCAGCAAGTGCAATCTCTAACCGAGACTCAGTATTATTTACTTGCACAAGATTGTAAGGTGGATAGTTTGTTGTGGTTTCATAAGAATTGAAAAAACGATCTAGGTAATCGTCCATACCTATTCCATTCTTAGAAATAATTTTCATCAACTCTGGTAAGTTTGCAGAGTGATACCTTGCTAGTGTGTTCATAGTTCTCCTTAAGTAAGCGAGTGTAATTTTGTCCCCGAAGGCGACACTACTAATTATAACACTAGGCATAAAAATAGGGGGTGGTGAACCCCCTAACAATACTTCGGTTTTCTACCTAGTCTAGCAGAACTCTACAATGGCTGACGCAAGTTTTATCCTTTACATCACATTCTGAAATACATTCAAAGTAGTCATCAACTGCATCATTCATAGATGTCTCACGTTCGAGATTCATCCAAGGTCTTAAACTATTAAACGATATGAGATTATGCATAGATTGTTTTGATTTAAACACATAACTATCTATATCAGTTTTTATGACAGTAACACTTCTTCATTTAACAGTTGTGGTTTCTCTTCCTCTTCTTCTTTTAAATTTGCACCATCATATTCACTAATTAGTTTTTTACCACTTTTAATAAAGTCTTCAGATTTATCCATTTTAATTACCATTGCCTTCCTCCTCTGGTTTTTTTCTTTTACCTATATTGTATTTAGTTTCAAGATTCCACTCACCCTTTTCTTTGTAAGAGATGACTTTAATCTGATTCAATGGTGCGATGTCATTGACTTTATCAGTCGAGACAACAGAAACCAATCCCCAGTCTAAAAGCAATTGGATAATACGGTTTCTTCTTTGTACATCATTGACAGTGATATTAGCTCTCTTACCATCTAATGCGAATAGTTCTTTGAAGTGAACGATATAGTATCTGCCTTGTTTATGTAGAATATGGCAAGACTGATATAATTTCTTTTCCTTTCTTGAAGCTACACCAATACGAGTTAATGTTTCTCTTACCTTAAGAAAATCATCTGGTTCATTTAATGTAATTTCAATCATTTGGTCAGGCGACCAAGTAATTTGAGGCTCAACAATTGAGTTCATTTTTTTCCTCCAGTATCAAGTCGATCTCGAATAAACGAGAGTTGTTCTCTAGTCAAAATGTGTAAAACCTGTTTTGCCTTCTCATTACTATATCCATAGTAAGATTTAACAAGATCAAGATTTTCAAGTTGTTCTTTACGAATCCAAGGAGAGTATCTCTTCCTTTTCCTGAGGCTATTTAGAAAAAAATCATATTGTAACTTCTTTGATAGATTGGGTCTCATGTTCATTTCATTTGCAAACAGGATTGCATCGATGTGACCCGATAAACATTTATTCACAATGTATGCTGGATACTGTTTCTCTATATCAGGATCCTCATCAATTAAATTATCTTTGTTAAAATTAATTGAGTTCAACCATTCTTTAAGTTCTGTCATTATATAATGCAATTTTTTTATCAATGTAGACTTTCGCCTTTTTTAAATCATCAAGTTCACCCTCTTGGTCTTTGTGACCAGCACGACAAACATATTTTACCACATTACCAGTAAAAAAATCTAGTTCTTGATCTGCTATGAAATCCCAAACTTGGATCTTACCTCGTTGATAATGTGATGGTGAAAATTTATTCATAATTTTTTCGCTTAATAATAATTCTATCGTTTTCATAGTCAGGAGTAAATTCAATAACGTCATCGTGATCCCAACATAGTTCACTGTATAGTGAGTTTAGAATAGCCATGTCATCCCAGAGATCATTTGGTCTAGTCATGTTTTTCGCTCCAGTCTTTAAAATTAGTTGTTAGGTCTAAGGGTTCGGGATCTTTAATACCCTTTACTTTTTTCCAATTACTGTATAGTGCTTGGAGGTGCCATGATTGAGATAAACTCTTTGGCCCCTGTTCAAGAAGATCAAGTTCCATTCTATTGCTAGTGTAGGACTTGTATTCTTCTCTCCAGTTGGAGTCGTCAAATGTTTTCATAATAATTTATTTTCGGATAACTACAATGTCTCCATCATCATCTTCTTCTTCATCATCCAGTCCTTTGAAAACAAGAAGTTCATCTCCTGTTTGAACATCAGTCATTTCTGGATGAACGTTTCTCTTGATAGGTCTGTTCATTTCATTCAAAGTTGATCCCATCATTTTAAACATAAATGCAAAAGTCATTCCGAATAAAGCAACAAAGAAAGTCAAGTATATAAAGACTGTAATATCATTCATTATCGATGAAATATTTTTTGAATCGGTACTTGTCGTATTCTATCTATAACATCAGTCTCAACTCTATCTACAATTTTATCTAAGACATCTATATCAATGTCCATGAAAGGTGGAATGACACCTAATAATCTTAACAATCCATCTACAAACAAAGCGAGTGCAGTGAATCCTAATATCATACTAAGAACGGTTGCATCACGATTATGCTTTAACATTGACTCTTCATCAATCTTCCGTGCTTCATCAACTGCTTCCTTAACAGCAGCTTCAAGAAGAATATTGACTTCTTCTTTAGTATATGTGTACTTACGAATCTTTTCCTCTGTAATAGACCTTTCTTTCGGAAGATCTGATAATGGAAATTCTTGTAGGATTGTTTTGATCATGAGTAATTACCTTATGATGTCGATGTGCATGTCTTTATTCCAAACCTCTAATTCTTTTCTGAGAGAACCATTGGACTTAAGACTTTCATATCTTTTAGAGGCCTTGTTCTTCCACCATTTGATGAGGTTCTCTTGATAGAATTTATCAAAGTTGATTGGGTTTTTGACTAGAATGTCTTCATCTCCTCGAATAACTTCTCTAGAATTAGCGAATCCATAGTCACTAAAGTAGACTCTTTTCTTCTCAGTTAGATTCTTTGCATTTGCAATTGCAGTCTGGAATTCCGCAGCCTTTTGAGAAGACGAGCTCTTTTTGATAATAGATATCATCTTTTGTTGAGTCTTTAACTTGCGACTCGAAGCGTCCTCTTTGACTAATAATTTGTCGTTGTTTCTCGCTATAAACCATTTATTTAAACCTTTAAAGACATCATCATGTAACAAAGGAGTAAAGTCACTCATAGTCAATCCTTTATATCTCATGTAGGGTTTCAATCCATCATATTGAGATGATGACTTTGTTGTGCCATAAAGTGATGTGGTTTCAAATAAACAAATATCTGAACCATATTTACTATTTAACTGTTCCCGAGCTTCATGAGAACAACATAATAATGCCAATAGTTTACCACCCAGATAATTAAATCCAAATGGTTGAGTGGGAACGATAATAAATCCCATGATTGAATGTCGATTAAATCGTTTCAACTCAGGTGGTCTACCCAACCAATCATTACGAGGTTTGCAATTGATAGTAGGAGAACCAAAACGAATGAATCCAACTATCTTTTTTGTATTTTTTTCCATAACAATCCACTTGAGTGACTTGCCAGGAATTGAACTTTCAATCGAATGAGATGTTGTTATCTGTAGTCTTTCATTAAAGTATTCATTTGTGAAACTATCTGCACCTCCAGCAGCATAAACTTTAAAGTCCATGTCATTGGGATGTATATCAAAGTCATCAAACATATCCTCCTCAGGCCCACAGCCAGGAAGATATGTCGGCATCTTTGACATTCGATCTAATTTTACATTACGAAGATATTCATCGATACGACCCATGTTTGAGAAATAATCGATAAACTGGTTTGCTGCATATGCAGCGTCACTTTCACTTAGATTCATTGTATAATAGGCATCTCCCAATCAGCAGGAGGTCTCATTGGTTCATATGTGCCTGTTCTTGGTCTCTTAGGCATAGTTATGATTTCAATAGTTTCTTCAAACCATCTGTTCATTGATTTAGACATTGCACGGTATCCTGTACCAACATAGACTTGACCAGCAACAACTGCTACTGTAGCTACACCCCAGAATAGATAATAACTTGAAGATTTCATTTGTGCTTTTCTTTTTGTAAATGTTGATTTAGTCATCGTGGTCATCCCAAGGGTCAGCTAATCCTTTGTTTGCAAAAAAACCTCTGTAGATACCATATGCGGACAACAGAATAGTAATCACTACAATAGATATACCAAAAGTATAATCAGGATTTAATGTAAAGTGTGGTATAAGTGTATCATTACACTTTGCAATTTTTTCTGGATTACTCCAAGTGCCAGGCAAAGTATAAACTGGCGGACATGCTAAAAAAATCATAGTTTGTTTTCGATCTTATGGTAGACTTCTACATAAGATTCACATTTAGGACAAGTAAGGTTTGTAACCATATCATACTCCATATCTTCGTCTTCGTCAATATCATGATCGCCACCCCATATAAGTTCTGTGTTACAATGCCAACAATTCATTTTTCAATATCCTTTGACTGCAACAATATTTCCCAGAAAAAATCATCTACATTTTTGTTTTCAATTTTAGCTAACTCTTCTAGTTCTGCATATTTTTTTTCTCCCACATCTCCAATAAATTCAATTTTTCCGTCTTCTAGAGGTGTTGGTGGATGAATTGAAAGATAGTCTTCTGCATCTACTTTCAAATATTCAATTGCTTTCTGTAACCATTCCTGATTATCTTCAAACTGACCTAATCCTGTATTACAGTTTGAACATAATAAACCTCTAACTTTTTTAGTTTTATGATTATGATCTATTGAAAAATATAAATTTGCATTCTCTTGATAACTAGTTTTAACTTTATTTCTACTATCTGAAGCGTCACATCCACATATCCAACATGAATAATTTTGATTTTTATTCATTTCTTGATATTTGTTATATGTGATATTATATTTTCTTTTAAATAATTTATCCTTTACTTCTGGTGAATTATTATACTTTGATAAACATAATTTACAATTACTAGAATTTAGATAATAAGTTTTTACCTCTTTCTTAAGTCTTTTCTTACAAGCACTAACATAAAAATCTGATATTGGAAGATTTTTTTTACAGGCTTTACATGTTTTAGTTTCAGACAAATCAAATGAATTTGATTCTTCATCATTATCCATACCTAGTATGTTTAATATATTCATTATGTAAAAGGTATATGTGGTTTACGAAATTTAATTCTAAACTTACGAAGGAATATATCAAGAGCAAAGTCTCCTCCTCCAAGTAAAAGAATACACAATGCACCTCCCATGTATAAAACCAGAAGTTCTAATAGGTAGATGTTAAACCCTGCGGTTACAATTGCATGGTATATTGCTACACCTATTGTACCTACGATTGATAGTGCTGCAAATCTTGTAAACAGGCCTGCTATTACTAACCAACTACCATAGATCTCAGAGTATGCTGCGATGTAAGATGCCAATATTGGAAACGGTATTCCAATAGGTCTTACAAATGCATCAGCAAAATTCTGGATGTCTGCCGTCTTTTCATAACCATGATGTATTAACATGGTTCCTATTGATATTCTTAGAATCAATAGACCTAATGATTTAATCATTTGAATTCACACTCCAACATTATTTCCGTAAGCGCAGCAAGAAGATTAATTTCCTGATCCGCCACAAAGGCAATTTGATATTGATATCGAGCAATGATGAGAACTGCAGCAGGGATGCTGACATTCTTGAGAGAACCATATAGAGAGTCATATATACGACGTAGAAGTATAGCAGGGTCATTGTCTAAATTATCTACACACCATTTACGAACAGCGGGAAAGTTTTTCTCTTTAAGATTCTTTGTAAGGTCATTGATTGATATATCAGAGAATGTTGCAAGAATGCCTGTATCTATCTTACCACTAGCAGAATATCTTTGACACTCATTCAATACTCTTCTCCAATCGGGAAAATGTTTATTGATGAGTTCAACAATTACTTTCTTATCATACTCAACTCTTTGTTCATCAAGAATAAAATTAAGTCTTTTAAAGAACTCAACTGCAATCTCCTGTTTCTCTTTACCTTTGATTGAGAAATCAACAACAGCACATCTTGAATGTAGTGGTTCAATTATTTTGTTCTTGTAATTACATGTGAATATAAATCTGCAATTACCATAGAACTCTTCAATGTTTGCACGAAGTAAAAGTTGAACATCATGAGTTGTATTGTCTGCCTCATCGATAATAATCACTTTATGTTTTGCACTACTCATCAAAGAAACTGTTGATGCAAAGTTCTTCGCTTGATTTCTTACAGTGTCAAGGAATCTACCTTCATCACTTCCGTTGATAACATAAAAGTCTGCACCGAGTTGATGACACAATGCCTTTGCAACTGTAGTCTTACCACACCCAGCAGGGCCTGCAAGAAGTAAGTTTGGAACTTGACCTTTATCTAGAAAACTAGAAAATGTTTTCTTTGTACTCGTGGGTAGAATACATTCTTCAATTGTTTTAGGTCTGTATTTTTCAACCCAAAGAAAATCACTCATTATTTAAAACCTCTTTTTGGTTTGTCAATTGTTTCAACAATCATATCTGGATTAAATGCAATATTATTCCACCAATATTCTTGTGCCTCTTCCCATGATTCTAACACAACAGATTTACTTTTGCAAATCATCTTGTAATGATGTCTGTCATATGGCTTACCACATGTCTGTTCAAAGAAACGTGGGTCACTTCTTTTAATTAATTCTGTCATTCCTGTGACCTCCACTCTTTTCTCATAGATTTGTAAGTCTCATCATATGCTGCCTTGTCTCTTACTTTTTTGAACACAGTTGCAGACCTTGCTTTTTCACAGTGTAGTGCATCTGGCGATTGGGGTCTAA